GCCGGACCTTGCAAATAGAATGTCATGGTCAAATTCTGCGCGGTCCCGGGCCAAATTCCGGCTGTACCCAACGAATGTTTTGTTGGCTGTTCGAATTGAATCCTGCGGATGTGTAGATCCCGCTTCAAGCCGGGTAGCGCTCCGCTACACCTTCTTTAAACTTGCCGCTTTTCGCAGCGCTCCTCCGAACAGGGAAATTTACAGGGAAAATTCTCGATTTGCTCTTGTCCGCACCATGGCGGCCTCAATTCATGACTTCGATCAGTTAGTTGCGGCTAAATTCCCTGCTCGGTCAGAACAGGGAATTTTCCGCGGAAAACAGGGATTGCTCAAAATGCTGAACAGGGATTTGCTTTTTGGTTCTGCTAACGGAAAGCCAGAGCCTAGCGGCCCGGCCTCCGTGGAGCATTCCTCCTGGCATCAGACGGCGATGTAGCCGAACTGCGGGCCATTCGCGAGATGGTTCAGTGCTTGCGACATGGAGTCCACCTGGTCGTCATGCACGCCGTGGGGAAAGGCCAGCACCTCGGTCCGGAAGGCTTCGAGCCATGGCGCCCGCGTGGGCAGAAAGACTGCACCGGCTTCGATTTCGGCAGACACCGCCGACATGCGCATGACCTTGTCGCCGACTGGGAGCACTTCATAAGGGTGAATGCTCCGGTAGCGAAGGTTTTGGATAAGGGCGGAGCCGCTGCCCTTGTCCTCGATCAAAAGCCTGGGGCGGACGCCGGTGGTGAAGTGCCACCAGTTATAAACCTCGGTCACCTTGCGCTCGAGCGCCGGAAATTCAAGCCGATCGCGGATTACGTCGAGCAGAAAATAGCACCCGAAATAGACCCCCCACACGGTGCCAACTGAATAATCGGATAGCTCCGTCGCCTTGGTCGCAGTATCCCATGAGATCACGATCTTTTCGAACTTGATGTTCCGATTGGGGTCGTACCAGCCGAACCAGTCCCAGTCGATCATATTGCCGCCAGGCGGCACTGGCGACTGCTGGTATTGGGCGGCGAAGGTGGCCGAACCCATCGCCCGCTTCATGGCGTCGAGCGCCGCCTGGGATTCCCGCTCCGGATGCAACAGGTCACCGACGCGGCGAAGATGTAAGCGACCGGGCCCGATCCCGATCTGCTGCTCGAGTTCGGCAATCGCCGGCAGATTGAGATGGCGCCAGCTCTGCTCATCAAGGAGGTGGCCGACGAGGTCGCCTTGATGCAAGCGCTGCATGACCACGATAATGGCACCGCGCTCTTTGTCGTTGAGCCGCGACAGCAGGGTGCCGCAATACCACTCGATGGTCCGCGCGCGCGCTGCCTCCGACATGCCATCAGAGGGTTTGGTGGGGTCGTCAACGACAATGATGTTGCCGCCGCGTCCGGTCAAAACGCCGCCCACCGAAGTCGCCAGCCGACAGCCGCGCTCGGTGGTGACGAATTCGGCCTCGGTGTTCTTGCTGGGGTCGATCCTGGCGCCGGGAAACACCCGTCTATACCATTCCGAACTCATCACCGCGCGGCAGTCGTTCGCGTGCTTGGTGGCAAGATCCTGGGCGTAGGAGACGCAGATGATTTGCTGGGTCGGATCATGGCCGAGCACCCAGGCCGGAAACGCCACCGAGGCGCAGATCGATTTGAGATAGCGCGGCGGCATGGTGATGATGAGGCGCTTGGTTTCGCCGCACATCACCTTTTCCAGTTCATAACAAATGGCCCGGATATGCCAGTTGGCGATGTAACGATCGCCTGGGCTTACGGTGCCAAACACTTTACGCACAAAGGCAGCGAGGTCAGCGCGCAAGACGGCATCCAACTCAATCACCGATGCGTCATTGCTGACTGATCCAATAATATTGTCGTCCATGGTCTTAGTTTCCCTTTTAGTTGCTGGCCTTGCCTGCGGCAGGCCCGATTTTGCTCCGCACATACTCGTCGAGGATCGCGTGATCCTCCTCGGATAGCGCGGTGATCGTTTTGTTCTCGGTCTCGGCGAGCAAGCCGAGCCGGGTGACGAGGTTGATCACCAAGCTCGCCGACCGGGCATCGCCCTTAATGGCTTTGATCAGGTGCGCTTGGAGCATGCCCTCGAGCTTGGTCATGGCACGCTCGGTCTCGCCTTCGCGAATCCTCACGCGTTCATTGATCGCCCGCGACACGATTGTCTTGGCGTTGGCGCGACCTTGCGGACGGCCATTCGGATTACCCGATTGCCCCTTTTTGAAGCGGGTGTGGCGCGGCGGCCGACCGTAGCCGACTTTATTGTTGTCGGCTGCGGCAGGTTCGCCGTCCGGCACAGCAAAGGCGTCCGGCGCGGCTTTGTCTTTCATGCGCTGCTTCGTCATCACGCCGCCTCCTGCTTGGTCGCCGCTTGACCGCAAAGGGGATCTGCAAGGGCAGCGCTGGCCCGTTTGTTCTCCATTTCCGCAAAGCTCTTGCCGGCGCCGGCAAGACTTGCCGCTTTGCGGCCGCCCGCTGCCAGCGCCGGATCGCGGCGTCGATTGCGGCGTAGGAGGCCTCGTCGTCGGCGTCGCCACAGCGGAGCTGATGAGGGCCGAGCAGCCACACATCCCCGGCACGGCTGACCGGGCGACCTGAGGCGCAGGCGCCGCGATCGGGTTTCTGAGCAGGCTGACTGCCACCCTTCTCGGGCACGATGTCCACGTCACTGAGCTCGAACCCGATCGCTCCAATATCGAAATCAACTTCGCGTAGTTCCTGCAGCTCGATGGCAAGGATCTCACCGTCCCAGCCGGCGAGTTCGGCGAGCCGGTTATCGGCTATGGCGTAGGCCTTGCGTTCGGCGGCTGAGAGGTGGGTGACGCGCAGGACCGGGACCTGATCGAGGCCGAGTTGCTTGGCGGCTTCGACCCTGCCGTGACCGGCAATGATTTGATCGGCGAGGTCGACCAAAACTGCACCGATAAACCCGAACTGCGTGATGCTGCGGGCAATCTGGTCAATCTGTCGTTTCGAATGGGTGCGTGCATTGCGCTTATCGGCGACGAGGCAACTTGGCGGGATCATTTCAAGCCGCCGATTCGGCTTGTCTGCTGCGCCGGATGGCGGACCATTCTCGTCCGGTGATGGCAGAACACCTGCCTCCGGCGCGGCAGTCTTTGTAGGATTGCGATCAGACATCTTAGTCTCCTCTTGTTTGAATGGAGACCAAGATGGAGTAAATCCCGTCCGGCTAAGAGCCGGGGTTTTGTGGAAAGTGCGGCGGCGGCAAACTTGGTAACGCGTTCAGAAGGAAAGTCACGGCCGCCTGCGGTTCCAAGGCTTCGACTTCTTTCAACGCATCATAGTAGCGGCGCGCCGCTAGTTCTCTGGGCTGCCGCGCCGTGACGTCTTCCCGCCATTGCGCGACCTGGTTGCCTTTGATCAATGCGCCAGAACCGTCTCTATAGCCCAGCTTGTTCAGCTTTCGAGCGATGGTCGCGGCCGCTTCGGTGCGTTTGACTCTGGCTTTTTTCATGAGAATCGTCATCGCCGCCGCCGGAATCGCCCGGAAGATCATATCGGCAATGGTGTTTGGTGGGCGATGGTCCAGTTTGAGTGGTTGGAACAGGTTGTTCGACTTGCCGCGATCTAGATCGCGAAGGCCGAAGAGGAGCTGATCGAGCGGAATGATCCATTCGGGATGCTCCGGATAGAGCTCTAAGATCAGGTCAATGACCTTGATGAGGATGTTACCCGCGACCTTGCGCACGTCTTGAGGCTGCTCGGCATTGCACGTCGCGCCTGCGTGTAACGTGGCGCTAAGCTTAGCAACGGCTTCCAGGATTGCGGCTGAGCGTTCACTAAATGCTTGTTGCTGCACGCGGCGGTCCTGGATCGCACTGGACTCGATCTGGTCTGTGGTCTGCACCACCGTTTCGTCCGCTGAGAGCTGCGACTGGTCGATCGCGTGCAGGTGCGCATCGGTTTGCGAACTCGTCATTTCAAACTCCTATGGCGGGCCGGTTCTTGCTCCGTTCTCTTTAGGGGTGAACTTGCGCAATTGTCAAACGCCTTGATCTTACAAAGCTTTTTTGATTGGCCGCGCCGAATCAGCTGAGGGAAACGCCTTGACGAATA